GATGCTCGGGCTTCGGCTCGGCGATCTGCCCCGCGTCCTGGTGGCGACGACGCCGCGGCCGACGCCGTTCATGAAGAAGCTGGTCGCAATGTCGGACCTGCGGATCACCACCGGGTCGACCTACGACAACGCGGCCAACCTGTCGCCGGCGTTCATCCAGCGCATCCGCGAGCTTTACGAGGGGACGCGGCTCGGGCGCCAGGAATTGCACGGGGCCATGATCCTCGACCCGCCCAACGCGCTGTTCAAGGACGAATGGCTCCAGCACGACGACGTCGCCGAGGACGAGATCGAGCAGGCGACCGTCGGCGTCGACCCGTCCGGCGGATCGGACGAAATCGGCATCGTGGTGTCGGCGCTGCTGCGCGACGGCGGCTTTGCGGTGCTCGCGGACCGCACCATCGCCGGCTCGCCGGCGAAATGGGGCGACGCGGTCGTCCGCGCGCACGACGATTTCGACGCCGACGACGTCGTGGTTGAGAAGAACTTCGGCGGCGATATGGCGACCGACGTCGTGCAGCAGGCGGCGGAGCGCGCGGTGCAGGCCGGGCGCCGGCCCGACAATCTGATCCGCATCAAGCCGGTGGTGGCGTCGCGCGGCAAGGCGATGCGCGCCGAGCCGGTCTCGCTGCTCTACGAGAAGGGCCGCGTCCGCCACCGTCGCGGCCTCGACCAGCTAGAGGCTGAAATGCTGGCGTTCTCGCGCGAATGGGATCGCGCCGTCGACGGCTCGCCCAACCGGCTCGACGCCATGGTGTGGGGCGTGACCCGGCTGTCGCGCGTCGTCATGGAAATTCCGATGGCATAGGGGGCGGACATGCCACGCGGCGGCAAATTTGGCGGACGGCACGGCCCGTCGATCAAGAACCCGGCGACCTACGAGGCGCTGCGGCGGACGATGTCGAAGGCCCGCGCGGCGGCGATCTCGAATGCGGCGCTCAACAAGGGCTATCGGCGCGGCGTCCACGGACGCAGTCGGCGCCGGCGATAGGAGGGAACCGATGCTGCACGCAACCTGCACCTACACCTGCCCGCCGGACGTGCCGTGCCAATTGCCGACGCCATGGCCGCCGGCGCCGGTGCCGACCGCCCCGGAGCCGCTTTCGCCGCGCGCGGCGACGACAAGGGGGAGATAGATGGCCTGCTACCCATGCCAGCAGCAGCGGCAGGCGTTCGTCCGCGCCGCGCGCACGTTCGATCTGCGCGGCGCCGCGCGCGCCGTCGGGACCGCGGCCGCCATCAACTACGACAAGGTCCGCGGTCTGTCGCAGGCGGAGGTTGACGCCAAGTATGGCGGGCGCCCGGTCGTCCGGGCGACGCCGTATCGCCGCCCGCCCGACCGCACGGTTTAGCCCATGCGCTGGTTCCCCGCCGCCGTCTTTCGCAAGCAGACGCCGACGTCGCCAATAACGTCGCCGTCCCCGCCGCCGTCCGGGCCGCCCGTCGAGTCGGCCGGGGGGCCATTGATCGGCTTCAACCGCACCAACGAGGTGATGCTGCGCGAATACACCCGCAGCATCTACCTCTGGCGCTGCGTCGACATGATCGCGCAGATGTCGTCGTCCATCGTCCTCGACGTCATGGCGAAGGAAAACCGCCCGCTCACCGACGACGAGCGCCAGATCGACGATCTGGTGAAGCACCCGAACCCGCAATGGACGGCGGCGCAATTGCAATACTTCATCGCCGCGTCGCTCGGCGTTGCCAATCGGGCGTTTTTGAAGCGCGTCCGGTCGGCGGTCGACGGCGCCACGCTGGAGCTCTGGCCGATCCCGGCAAACGAGGTTCAACCCCGCTTCTACCCGAACTCGCAGGTGATCGAGGCCTGGGAGCGCGTGACCGCGTCCGGCAAGGAGGAATATCCGATTGACGAGACCGGCGACAGCGATCTGATCTGCGTCCGCCGGCCGGCGCTCAACGAGGCAACCGACAGATCGCCGGCGGTCGTCGCGCTGGCGCCGGCGGAGGTGTTCACCCGCATCCTCCAGCGCTGCTACGACATCGTCAGCAACGCGTCGAACATCACCGGCATGCTGTCGACCGAGACCGAGATCGGCAAGACCGCGGTCCGGGAAATCAAGGACACGCTGCTGAAATATCGGACCGGCGGCGGCGATTCGGGCGGCGTGCTCGTCACCGCCAACGCCAAGTGGGATCTGACGCGGCTGTCGGAGGACCCGTCGCAGGCGCTGTCGGTGTCGATCAAGGACTCGCTCGCCCGCGACGTTTGCATGACCTTCGGCGTGCCGACGCAACTGGTCGGCATTCCGGGGACCGACACCTACAACAACCTCGCGCTCGCCCGCGTCGGCCTGCTCACCGACACGGTGCTGCCCGGCTACATCAACCTCTATGTGTCGGCGCTAAATCATGCGCTGATGCAGGGCGAGCTAGGCGCCGCCCGGATCGTCCCCAATGTCGCGGCGATCCCGTCGATGGCCGCGTCCCGCCTGCAACTGGTCGACACCGCCAGCAAGGCGACGATGCTGTCCGTCAACGAGCAGCGCGGGCTGCTCGGCTACCCGCCCTATGACGACGACGAGATGGCCGACGTCCCGGTGCTGCTGGAGCAGATGCGGCGCCTGCGCCTCCAGGTCGAGCTGGCGGGCGGCGGCGCGGCGATCCCGCTCGACGACGAGCCCACCTAGATGCTGGTCGACGTCGAATCGGACCGCGAATTTCAGGCCTATTGCGACCGGGTCGAGCGGCGGCTCTATGCCGACATGGTGCCGGTGCTCGTCGCCGGCGTCCGGCTCCAGGTCGCCCGCACCGGCGTCCGCGCCCAGGACTACGTCGAGGCGCGCGGCGCCCCGATCCTGCTGCGCTACTACCGGCGCATCTATCGCGATCAATTCCGCGCGGTCGGCGCGGCGCTGGCCGAGGAAAAGGCCGAGACGCTCACCGGGTTCATGGCCGAGCAGCTGCGCTGGCTCGCCCGGACCGCCGGGGCGCAAATCCGGCGGATCGCGGAATCGCTGCGCCGGGACGTCGCCGACCTTGTGATGGCGCGGGTCCGGGCGGGGAAATCCAACGACGTCATCGCCCGCGAAATCGCCCGCATGGCGCCCGAGATCGCGCGGCCGCGCGCCGCCGCCATCGCCCGCACAGAGACCCACAACAGCGCAGTCGCCGCGGTCGACGCGACGCTGCAATACAAGCGGATCACCGTCCGCACCAAGACCTGGTGGAGCGCACAGGATCGCCGCGTCCGGCCGAGCCATCAGGAGGCGCATGGCCAGACCGTGGCCCATGATCAGGCGTTTACGGTCGGCGGCGCCGCCATGATGCGCCCGGGCGACTCCAGCATGGGCGCCGGCCCGGAGGAGATCATCAACTGCCGCTGCGCCGTGCTGTTCAATACGGCATAGATTGTCGCAGGGGTAAGTCATTGACGGACCGGGGGCGGGGGCCCGGCCGCGGTCCGATCCGCGCGCAAGATGTCCGCTGTTCATCGGGTCAAGCGATTCCGGAAATTATTTTCGGGCTTTGATCCGCAAAGCAAAACGAGCAAGAAACCCCGATAAAACGGGCACTTCTCGCAAAGTCGCTGAGGCGCATTTGCTATAATAGCTGCACGTTCGGTCGGGGGGCGTTCCCCCGCCGGGCGGGCTATTTGACATTGTGGAGAAACGAAGATGACGACGACGCAAAACGGCGGCGCGCACGAGTGCGCCGACTGCACTCACTTCCTCGCGCTGACGGCAAGTTGGCCGGGCGGGTGGGCGCGGTCAACGACAGCGGAAAAGGCGCTCGCGGCCCTCCGGGCCGACTGGGGGCCGACCGTCCGGACGCACGGATACATGCTCTACCGCGTGCATCCCGAGACGGAGATGGATGAGCTTGCCTCATTCGTCTTCCCGCGCGGCCATGCCCCGACGCTGGTCGAGGACAAATCCAAGCGCGGCCGCCGCTGAAAAAAAGCCGCCGGGGGGATCGGCCCCGGCGGCCCACCAACCAACAGAAAGGAAGTGACGAACGATGCCCAATCCTATCACGATCACGCTCCGCGCGGAAGACGCGGAGCCCATCCTCCGCGAGGAAGCCCGCAAGGCCGCGTTCTATGGCGCGCTAGGGGACTACATCACCAAGCGCACCTGGGACACGCCCGGCGGGCGGAGCCTAGCGGACGACCGGCAATGCTGGCAGCGGGAATTCCTGCGGGCGAAGCGGATCGTCGAATCCTTCGGCGTCGAATACGAGCCGACGTCGGAGGAGGAGACAATGACCGTCCAATTCCCGATGAAAAACGAGAAGCGGACGCCGGTCGTCGTCGCCGGCCTGATCAAATACACGCGGGTCGAGGGCGGCGAGCCCGACTACAAGAAACCGGAGCCGCGCTACCGCCGCGGCGTCCATGCCGAGGCCTGCATTCAGGCCGCCGACCGGGTCGTCCGCCGCTGGCGGGCGACGCTAGGCGACTAGGCGGCGGGGGCCGCCCCCGGGCGGCCCCCCCTTCCCGGATCGGCGGGGCCACTTTACCGCTTCCGGGAATAGGACTATCGTCTGCACCCATCTCCGTCGGGGATGGGCGCGATGCTGTTTTCCGACATGACGCTGGGCCGGTTGGAGACCAAGGCCGTCGCCGACGGTGACGAGGTCGCGCACTTTGCCGGCGTCGCGTCGACGTCCGACATCGACCTAGTCGACGACATCATCGAGCCCGGCGCGTTCGGCAAGATCGTCCCCAAGGACGTCGCGCTGCTGCGCGATCATGTCGGCACCCAATGCATCGGCGGCTGGACCGGATTCGAGCAGGACGGCAAGCACCTGCGCGTCGAGGGCGACATTTCGCTCGCGATCCCGCTCGGCCGCGAAACCTACACGCTGATGAAGCAGGGATTTCTATCCGGGATCAGCGTCGGCTACCGCATCCGCAAGGGCGGGATGGCCTTCGACGAGGCCAGCGGCGTCCGCCGGATCAAGAAGGCGACGCTGGTCGAGTGCTCCATCGTCGCGGTCCCGGCCAATCGCGGGGCGCGCGTCCGCTCGGTCAAATCGCTGCTCGGGTCGCCGGCCGAATTGCACGAATGGCTGGCGGACGCCGGGTTTGACGACCGCGAGATCGACGTCGTGATCAGCCGGGGATTTGACGCGCTGCGGCGCGACGAGCGCGGCGCCCTCCGCATCCATGGGGTCGACGGGTTCGGCCGATTGCCGACCGACGACCAGTGTTCCGCTTTGGCAGAGGCCGTCCGCGGCCTCGTTAACGACGTGAGGCAGCCCAATGTCCACAGTTGAGGACCGCATCGCCGAACTGCTCAAGGAGATTCAAACCGCCCGGACCGATCTGGCCAAGGGCGACGACGCGCGGATGGCTGCCCTCGCCGAGCTTCGCGCCGACGTCGAGAAGGGGTCGAAATCGGTCGGCGAGGTCACGGCCAAAATCGACCGGATCAGCGCCGATATGGCGGCGCAGGCGACCCGGGCGCAGACGCTAGAGGCGGCAATCGAGACGCTGTCGAAGAAGGTCGGCCGGCCGGGCGGTCCGGAATTTTCCGACGAGGTCAATCGCAAGGCCGCGCTCGGCCTGCTCGAATTGCGGCATCTCGCGCGGGTCCCGAAGCGGGACGCCGAGCACCCGTTCAAGCCGACCGAGGAGCAGATCGCCGAGGCGGCGACCGCCATCAAGGGCGTGCGCGGTCTGCTCAAGACGACCGACATCGGCAACCTCCCCGAGGATTGCCGCAAGGCGCTGACGTCGTTCAATCTCGGCTCGTCCGGCTTCATTTTGCCGCCGGAAATGTCGTCGCGCGTGCTCTCCTGCCTGGAGGACATCACCGACGTCGCCGGGCTCATGCAGAACATCACCATTAGCGGCCCGTCGATCAAATTCATGGTGGACGACGCGCGGCTCATGGAGGCGGCATGGGCGTGCCAGACCGATTGCTTCGCCAACAACCCGGCCGGCGATCTGACCCGCGGGCTCGGCGAGCTAGAGCTTAGGCCGGAGACGCTCCGCTTCATCGTGTGCACGTCGCGCGACATTTTGGAGGACGCCTCGGTCGACATGGAAACCTGGATGCTCGGCAAGGTGAACTGGGCATTCCGCAACACGATCAGCACGGCGATCATTTCCGGCGACGGGATCGGGAAGCCCATCGGCATTCTCAACCCGGCGTCGGGCATCCCCATCTGCGACGTCTCGGCGTCGACGCCCGCCGGTCAATTCACGTGGCAGGATTTGGTGCTGCTCAAGTGGCAGGTGCCGATGCAATTCCATGGCGGCGGCGGCGCCGGCGGGGGCCGCTATCTCATGAACCAGAACACCTTCGGCCTGGTGTTGACGATGTCCGACGCCATGGGCCGGCCGATCATGATCGCGACGCCGACCGAGGCCGGGGTATTCACCATCGCCGGCTCGCCGGTGCAGATCGTCACGCAGATGCCGGACGTCGCGCCGGGATCGACCCCGGTCGCCTTCGGCAACTGGAACATCGCCTACATGGTGGTGAACCGCCGAGCCGTCACCATGCAACAGGACCCATACAGCGCCGGCTTCTGCGTGCTCTACAAGTTCGAGGCGCGCGTCGGCGGCGGGATCATTTGCGCCAACGCGGCGCGGCTGATGCGCATCCGCTAGGCCCGCGGGAGAGGAGAACCAACACATGACTTTTTCAGCGGCCGGCCAGCTTCTGGTTTTCGACGGCAAGTCGCCGAACTGGGCCGACATCAGTCCCGGCTATGCCTACGCGGTGGTGCTCGCCAACCAAACGAACGCCGACATTACCAGCGGCACGTTCACGATCCAGAGCGCGCCGGCCGATCCCGACGACCGCTGCGCGCCCGACGCCACCAAGTGGGCGGACGTCGAGGTCCAGCCGCAATGCGACGAGCATCCGCAGACGGTTGCCGGTCCGGCGACGATCACGCTCAGCACCGAGGCGCCGCTCAAGGCGCACTCGCAATGCCAATATGCGGTGCCCTGCGTTGCGCAATTCCTGCGCGTCGTCGCCGGGACCGGCGGCGCCGGCGTCGGGGTCTTTATCGTGGTGACGCGGCTGCGGCGTGTCTCCTGGTGACGGGGGCGCCATGCGGCTCGGCGAGGCGCAGCGCATAACGGGCGACGCCCGCATCGCCTTCCGCGGCGCCGGTCCGGCGCGCTTCCGTCTTGAGCACGCCCGCGACCGCAACGGCGAGCCCGACAGCCTGTCATGGTGCGAGGTGTCGCGGGTGAGCAACGGCGCGGCGGCGGCGCCGACGGCGGAGGGCCTCGGTCACGGCCGCATCCTCGACGGCGTGCTGGTCGACGTCGTCGACGGCAACACGGACGTTTTCTACCGCCGGCATAATGCCGGCTGGCTGCGGGTCGTCCCGCATGACCCGGACGACGCGGAGGAGACGGAGCGATGCGCCGCGTACTCGGTAACGGTGACGGGGACGACGACGTGAGCATGGTGGTGCATATGCGCCAGGACGCGCGCTATTCGACCGACAACGGCATCACGCTCACCGAATATGCGAGCGGCGAATTCTACGAGGTCCCTGACCACGTCGCCGCCGGCATGATTGCGCGCGGGTGGGCGGTGCCCGCCCGCTTCGACGTCGACGCGCCGCGCCCGGGCGATTCCCCGGCGGCGGCGGACGACGACGCCGGACCGCCGCCGAAGATCAAACTCAGAGGAGGCTCGTCATGATGGCGATGTCTATGAAGCAGCAGTGCATCTCGATTTGCGCCCCGGGCCCGACATGCGAGCTTGGCTGGTTCGCCTCGCCGTGCATGTGCACGACGTCGACGCAAGTCACGGAGCCGGCGGCGCTGCAGGCGCAGGCAACCACGGCGGGCCGGTCGCGCCGCGGTCGCGGCATTGAGGAGTAGGAGCATGACCCCGGCGGGACCGCCGCGAGCGATGCCGCAACAGCGGCCCTCGTTGGGCGCGGCCGTGCCGCGGTGCCAGGGCGGGCTGCTGAATGCCTCGCCTCGCGCCGCCGGGGTCGTCGCGCGCCCGCGCGCCGGCGGGATCGTCGCCGGCCCGCGGGTGGCGCGGATCGTCGCCCACAAGCGGGTCGGCCGGATCGTCGCGTGTCCATGGTGAGGTGCTGTCGTGGGAATTCCGTGCGCGCCGATCAATCCCTGCCCGTGCCATCCATGGACAATCGCGCCGGGCGACACGCAGCCGCTGTTCATTGACTGGGGCGGGTGGCTGGCGTCGGTCCCCGGCTATTCGCTCAACGCCATCGAGTCGGCCGCGCTAACCGACCTGAACGTCAACCCGCCGGCGCCGGCCGATCCGGACGAGATGGCGCTCGTGTCGGGGATGGACATTGACCCGCCGGCGTCGCAGCCGGGCTTCACCAACATCGTCGGCACCGCCACCGAGAACATCGTCAAGGCCGGGGCGGACGTCCCGGTCGGCCGCGCCTATCGCCTCGACATTGCGGTGGCGGCGCGCGATTGCAACGGGCGGAAGATCGTCGCCCACGATTGCGTCTTCATCACCACGTCGCTGATCTGATGGCCGATTCCCTGGACGCCGCGGACCCCGTCGTCGCCGCCTACGAGATCGCCAAGCTGCACGCGGCGGTTGACGGCGCCTTTGACGAGCGGCTGATGCGCCACTGGTTCGAGGCGGCATGGGATTTGTGCGCCGCCATGGTCGGGCTGGTGTTCCCGCCGCTGCCGGTCGACGAGATTGTGACCGTCGCCCCCGACGGCGCCATCCTGCTGTCGTCGCCCCCGGCCGGCGACGTGCGCTTCTTCAGCGGGCCGAATCTCGTCGCGGTGCTGCCGCCGAATTCGCCATGCTTCGGGCCCCGGCCCGGCTCGCTATTCGACGACGAGTCGGGCGTCGGTCTGCGCTGCCCGGACCTGTGCTGCTATTGCAATGTGAGGGCGATTTACATCACCGACGGCGGGCTTGGGATCGAATGCGACGAGGTCCCGCCGTGGTTCGTCCAGGCGGTCGCCCGCCTATTCACCTATATCGCCGAGAACCGGGGCGACACCGAGATGGACGAGCGCGTCCTGGCAAAATCCGGCGCGAAGGCCTTCCTCGGCCCGCACCTTTCATACGCGTTGTGACCATGGCGGCGCCGTCGCTCCAGATCGAATATTGGCCGACGGATCGGCTGCTGCCCTATGCCGCCAACGCCCGCACGCATCCGGAGGCGCAGGTGTCGCAGATCGCGGCGTCAATTCGCGAATTCGGGTTCAACGTGCCGTGCCTCGTCAACGACGCCGGCGAGCTTGCCGCCGGCCACGGCCGCGTCCTGGCGGCGAAGCGCCTCGGCCTCGTCGACGTCCCGGTCATCCGCCTATCCCACCTGACGGAGGCGCAGCTGCGCGCGTTCCGTCTCGCGGACAATCGGATCGCGCTCAATTCGGACTGGGACCTTGCAATCCTGTCCGGCGAGCTAGCGCGCATCGTGAAGGAGGACGCGCTCGACCCGGCGCTGCTCGGCTTCGGGGACGACGAAATCGCGGCGCTGCTCAAGGCGCCGACCGCCGGCGACGGGGACGCCGGCGCCGCGGCCGCCGCGGCCGAGGTCAAATTGGCCGACCGCTTCGGGGCGGTCCCGTTCTCGGTGTTCAATGCGCGGGAGGGCTGGTGGCAGGACCGCAAGCGGGCCTGGATCGCGCTCGGCATTCAATCCGAGCTAGGCCGCGGCGAAAACCTGATCGGCCGGTCGCTGCATGATCGCCTGTCGATGATCCTCGGCGTTCATTACCGCGACGTCGTTCGCTTCATCGAGGAGCACCGGGCGCGCGGGCTCGACGACGCCGCCATCGAGGCCGAGGCGCAGCGCGTCGCCGGCGCCCCGGCCGGCCATGACGCGCTCGCGGTCGCCCGCGGCGTCGGGTGGACCGGCGGCGTGGCGCGCCACGATCCCGCCTTTTACGAGGAGAAGCGGGCGTGGGAGCGCGCCAACGGGCGGACAATCGACACCACCGAATTCCGGCTCCATCACTATTCCCACCGACCGCGCGGGGCGGCGAATGGCGCCTAGTCCCGCGCCGCAGCGCACGGTGATCCCGGCCGGCCTCGTCTATGGCCGGATGGAGGTCGAATCCAACACCGGCCTGACCGGGACGTCGATCTTCGATCCGGTCCTTTGCGAGCTAGCCTATCGGTGGTTCTGCCCGCCGGGCGGGCTCGTGCTCGACCCGTTCGCCGGCGGGTCGGTGCGCGGGATCGTCGCGTCGCGCCTCGGCCGGCGCTACCTCGGGATCGACCTGTCGGCGCGGCAGATCGCGGCCAACGAGGAGCAGGCGCGCCGGATCTGTCGACCGCCGGCGCCGGCGCCGGAATGGCGGGCCGGCGACGCCCGCGACCTGCGCGAAATCGCCGCCGGCGTCGAGGCCGACTTCGTGTTCTCGTGCCCGCCCTATTGGAACCTGGAACGCTACAGCGACGACGACCGGGACCTGTCGACACTCGACGACTTCGACGAATTCTTTGCGGACTACTGTGGGATCGTCGCCGCGGCGGCGGCGCTGCTGCGGCCGGATCGGTTCGCCTGCTTCGTCGTCGGCGACGTCCGTGACGCGCGCGGCTTCTATTGCGGCCTGCCATGGCGCACCGTCGAGGCATTCCGCCGCGCCGGGCTCGAGCTTTACAACGAGGCGGTGCTGATCACCGCGGCGGGGTCGCTCCCGATCCGGGCGGCGAAACAATTCGAGACGTCGCGCAAGCTTGGCAAGACTCACCAGAACTGCTTGTTGTTTTGCAAGGGCGATCCGCGCGCCGCGACGACGGCGGTTGGTCCGGTCGAATTCGGCGAGTTATTTGACGACGCGCTGGCCGACGCGCTAGCCGACGAGCGAACGCCGGCGTCAACGCCACCGCCCACGTTCACGCCAACGCCGTCGCCTTCGCCATCGCCTTCGCCAACGGCCCCCCTGCCTGGCGTGGCCCCCTCGCGGTGGAAGGTGTCGGCCGCCTGGGGCCGCCGGGCGCATGAGTGCTCGCTGGCCGGAATCCTGCGCCGGTGTCATGGCGGCTGCTGCCGGACGGCGTCGTTCTGGCCGCCGTCGGCGTTCCAGCGGCCGGACGCGGACCCGGTTCCATGCGGGCGCCTCGGGGCGGGCGGCTGCACGTTCGCCGCCGACGACAAGCCGGTGACGTGCCACCTCTATCCGCTGATGCTCAATGAGAACGGGACCCTGATCCTACACCACCGGACGACGTTCCAGAACGGCGTGTGCAAGGGCAATCACGGCGAGGGGCCGCCGATCATCGTCGCGCTCGCCGATAATCTCGTTCACCTATTCGGCCGCGACCAATACGAGCGGGTGCGCACCGACGTCCTCGCCGGCCGGGACTCCTTCTTCGACCCGCCGCCGGCGGTCGTCGCCGCGCTCGTCCGGGAGCATGCCTGGGCCGCGACCAACGCGCCGCCCGAGCCGCGCAGCGCCTTTTCGCCACCGCCGACGCCCGCGCCATCGCCACCGCCCACGCCGTCGCCAACGCCTACGACCGACGCGCCGACCCCAATCGAGGCGCATGGGGAATTCTGGCTTAAGCGCGACGACCTGTACGAATTCGCCGGCGTCCGCGGCGGCAAGGTGCGGACATGTCGGGCGCTCGCCGCCGGCGCGCCCGGGCTCGTCACCGCCGGGTCGCGGGCGAGCCCGCAGGTGAATATCGTCGCCCACGTCGCGCGTGCCCTCGGCGTGCCCTGTCGCGTCCATGTCCCGACCGGCGCGCTCGCCCCGGAGGTCGCGGCGGCCGCGGAATGCGGCGCCGAAATCGTCCGGCATTCGCCCGGCTACAACACGGTGATCATTGCCCGGGCGCGGGAGGACGCGGCGGCCCGCGGCTGGCGCGAGATTCCCTTCGGCATGGAATGCGAGGAGGCGGTCCGGCAGACGGCGGCGCAGGTGGGCGATTGGCCGGACGGCGTCCGGCGCGTCGTCGTTCCGGTCGGGTCGGGGATGTCGCTCGCCGGCGTGCTCGCCGGGCTCGCCCGGGCCGGTCGCGACATGCCGGTGCTTGGCGTCGCGGTCGGCGCCGATCCGACGAAGCGGCTGGACCGATTCGCTCCGGGCTGGCGCTCGCGGTGCTCGCTGGTCCGGTCGCGGCTCGACTATCACGCCGCGGCGCCGGTCGACCGGCTCGGCGACGTGGTCCTCGATCCGATATACGAGGCGAAGTGTCTGCCGTTCCTAGTCGCCGGCGATCTGCTTTGGTGCGTCGGCATTCGGCAGACGGCAACGTAGGGAGAAAGACAATGGCAAGAAAACGAGGCGACCGGGTGCGGGCCTCGCAGCGCGCCCTGGCGGCAATGCCGCCCCGCGCGGCGAAGCGCGCGCTAGCGAAGGCGCGGGCGCAGGGCCGGACCTATCCGACGTCGGGGCAGCGCGCGCGGGCAATGCGCGGCAAGGGCAAGCGGCGCTGATCGCCAACGAAAAAGCCCCGGGCGACGGGCGCCCGGGGCAAGGTGGCCGGGTGGGACCCTAGGCGGATTCCCCGGCGAATTAGGCGGCGGCCTGCGCCGTCAGGGCGACGATGCAAAGCTTCCGGTAGCGGTCGAGCGCGACGAAGCCCGAGTCGTAGGTCTTCAGGGCGAAGGCCCGCAGGCCGTCGACGTCCCCCGCGGTCGCGAGGTCGATCAGCGCCTGCCGCGGCTTGGTGTAGGGCGGCGTGTAGGACGGCGCGCTGAAGTCCGGGGGCTCCGGGAGCGTGCCGGTTTTCGCCGCCTCAAGCGCCGCAAGCTGCTTGGGCGTGACGCGCTGCGATCCGGTGAAGACGTCCCGCGCCTCCGCGACCTGCTCGGGCGTGGCGTTCTTCGCGGTTGCGACGGGCGCCTTGGCGGCGGCCTTCTTCTTCGCGGGCGCCTTCTTGGCGCGCTTCGGCTTCGGCGCCGCCTCGGCGGGCGCGGGCTCGGGCGTCGGCTCGGCGGTCGCGTCGACCGGCGCCGGCTCGGCGAAGGCCTCGCGGCCGTGCTGCCAATCGGCGGCGGTGTCGGACGTGATCGTCTCGGCGCTGCCGGCATAAGGCATGTTCGTCTCGCTCGTCTCGTGGCCGGCGCTTGCGGCGATTTTCGACAAGACGTCGACGGCGTCGGCCTCCAGGCCGGCCATGATCGCCTCGGCGTCGGTGGTCGGGGCCTCGGTCCGGACGTCGGTGTTCTTCCGGCCGCGGCCCTTGCGGGCGCGGGCGGGCGGGCCGGGCAGTCGCGTGGTCTTCTTCGTCATGTCAGTCTCCGTTGGTTGGCGGTGGTCGCTGCTATTGAGGCGGAATTTCCTCGCCATGGCGGCGAGGGCGTCGGCGACGATTGCCTCGGGGTCGCGCCGTAGCTGCCGATAGAAATCCGGATTCGAGTGGGCGTCCCAGCCGCGCTGGAATGCCTTCGTCTCCGGGGATCGGTCCGAAAAGCGCGAGGCGATGCGCAGGGCGCCGATTTGGTCGCCCGCCGCCCAGGCCTCGCGCAATTGGGTGAGTTTGGCCTTCATGTTGGTCTCCCCGCCATGCCATTATGGCGGCGCCCCCCTCAACTGGCCCACGCACGCTCCGGTTGCAAGCCCAGGGGGCACCTCTTTATTTTTGCCGCAGGGCATGTCGCAGGCTTTGCGCCCCGCCATTTTGGCATATATCCCGGAACGAGAGCGGCGGGGGAATTCGCCCCCGCGCACAACACGGGAGACGACGATGAAAGTCGCCGATCTGATAGCCGAGCTTCAGGAATTCGACCCGGAGCAGGAAGTCCACTTCGCCTACCCCGCCGGCGACTATTGGCGCACCACGGTCGCACCGAAGGTCGCCAGCGTCGAGCCGGGATGGGTCAAGCGCAGCGAATATCACCGGATGCCAGCCGTCGTCCCGCTCTACCTGGAGGACGAGACGGAGGCACCGAATCCCGACGTCGAGGGCGCCGACAGCGTCTGCTTGATCCGCGCCCGCTAAAGCCACCGGAGGGCCGGGGGGCTCTGCCCCCGGCCTTTTCTGTTGCAAGGGGGAGGGTTCTTTATTTTTGCAGGACTTTGCCGCCATGCCATAATGGCATATGTCACAGGGCGAGACGGCGGGGGGAATTCGCCCCCCGATAACACGGAGAGAACAATGACCGTCCGCAAGCCCGCCCGCGAAATGACCCGCGGCGAGATCGAGCGCGAAATGGCGCGCATCCCCTACGCGCGTCGGCATGGCGCCCGCTGGGACGCGCTCGTCAAGGTCCACAAGGAGCACGTCCGGCTCGACGAATGGGCGCGCGCCTACGACATCTGGACGCGCGGCCTCCCGACCGAATGACCGAGGACGCCCGATGAATCGCACATTTTCCACTCGCTCGGCGGCCATCCGCGCGGCTCGCAACGAATGCCGCAAACTGATCGGCCCGCTATATCAGGCTTTCGAGGGGCCGGATTTTTTCATCCATCCCGTCCCGCGCCCCTTCGAGATTCGCGACCGATATAAATTCGAGCTAAGCCCGAGCGCGCTGGCGATCATCGCCGAAAAGGCGGGCCGCCCATAGGCGCGCCGGCGCCCGCCCCCCCGGGCCGGGCCGGTCGGGAAATCGCACACACGGGCCGCGCTGGCGCAGCGCGGCCCTATTTTGTGGTAGGGTCGGGTCTAGCCGATCCGGGAAACCGACCATGCCGAGGATCGACGCCCTTCGCCGCGCCGACCGGCGCCGCGCGCCGCAGGTCGGGGCGCTGCGCAGCCGGGTCACCGTCTGCACCACGGTGGAGCGGCCGGACGGCGACGTCTCGACCATCGTCGACCGGCCGGGCGTGATCCAGGTTCACGCCTCGGTCCGCCCGCTGCGCGGCGTCGAGATTTTGAATTGGAAGGCCGTCTATGGCGTGTTCACCTCGGCCACGGCGGCGCCGACCCCGTCGCATGAAATCGTCCTGCGCGACCCGCCGGACGTGAAGATCGACATCAACCACTGGGTCTTCTGCCGCGACCGCTTTTCCGAGACCTGGTACAAGGTCCGCACCGTCGAGGATATGGGCGGCGTGCATCGCTTCCTCGTGCTGATGTGCACCGTCGAGACGATCAACGACCGGCGGTCCGACCCGGCGACGCAGCCGCCGCCGCCGGTGTGGGAGCGGCCGGACGACGGGGAGCCGATCCCGGACCGCATATGACCGCGCTCATCGTCACCGTCACAGTCACCGGCGATATCCGCCCGCGGATCGACGACTCGGTCATTGCCGAATGGATCGACGCGCGCCTGAACGACGGGCGCAACACCTTCATTACCAACGCCAGCCGGGGCGGGGGCGGGGGGCGGACCTATGGCCGGCACACGGCGTCGGCGCCGGGCGAATATCCGGCGACCGATTCGGGGCGGCTGGTGGGCTCGGTCGACACGCAGATGAACAGCGACCGCGAGGGCGAGCTATTCAGCGACGTGGAATACGCCCGCTATCTCGCCGGCGGGACGTCGCGGATGGCGCCGCGCAAGATGGTTTACGAGGCGCTGACCGAGGCGCTCGACGCGCGGCCGGATTTCGAGGCGCTCGCCGCGGCGGTGAAATTCGACGGGGGCGGCGCATGACGACGCGCCGCAATGGGGCGGCCAACGGGACCGCCAACGGCGCGCCGCCGCGGGCGCCGGGCGCGACGGTCCCGGGCGGTCCGCCGGTCGTCGACAGCCTCTACAACCGGGTCACGCGGCGGGTCCGCGGCGCCCGGACGCTATTCGGCGACAATGTCAAGCTGGTGATGCGGCAACTCGACCAGGAGCACTGGTCGCTGCTGCAACTGCCCTACTGCCTCGTCGTCCCGACGGTCACGCGCCCGCAGCATCTGCGGCCCCAGGACGCGGACTATGATTCGATCATCAACCCGCGGTCGATCACGTTCATTGCGCAGCTAGACGGGCGGGGATCGGAGGCCGAGCACCTCGCGGCCAACGACGTCGAGCTAGCCGAGAAGCAATTGATCGGCGCGCTGGTCAATTGGCGACCGGAGCGGCATTACCGGCCGACCACCTACGGCGGGATGCGGCTGATTGCGTCGCGCGCGCCGGACGTCAAGGTGTCGTTCGTTTTCATATTCTACGAGGAGCTGGTCATGCCGGACGAGGAGATCGGCGCCGACGACGTCGCGGTGCTCGGCGACATCACGGTCCACGTCGTCGATCCGTGCTGCGCATGTCCGCCGCCGGAACCCGAGTGTGTCCCGACGCCGAGCATTTATGTTACAGGTGGCGGCTGCGCGGTCGACGATCCGTGCTGCCGGCCCGAGCCGTGCATTTCGCCGTTAGAGGCCGCGCGTGGTGGAGGAGCCAATGAAAGCGACGACGTTTGACCAGGAAGTCGACTTGAAGCGCGGTCCGCGCCTGGGCGGCCCGCCGGTCCTGCCGATTCGCTACATAACCGTCCGCGCCCGCAATGGCGCGCTCGTCTACAGCGCCGACGACGTCCCGATCCCGGGCGACGACTGGGTCCGGGTCCCGCTATCTGCCGGCATTGTGCAGGCGATCAAGTATGGCGACCTGGAGCAAGGCGAGCCAGCCGGCGAACACGCCGCCGCGCAGCACCGCCACCGGCGCCGCCACGCCGAAGCCGAATAATGCCGCGCCGGCGGCGCTTCGAGGTCGCCCGCCACTGGCCGGGGCGCCGCGCCCGGACCCGTCCGCGCTGGTCGCGTTTCACGTGAAACCGGATCGTATGGACGCGGCGTACCTGAAGCGGTAGAGTTGCCCCCGCCGACGCCCCCCGCACGGCGTCGGGGGAGGGCCGCCATGGCGCAAAACGGAATTTCCCTAGCCGCCGCGCGCGGCAACTTCCTGACGTGGTGCATCTCCGGCTATTTGCCGCTTCAGGAACTATGCCGCCCGCTGTTCATCGGACAGCAACTTGACGGCGCCGAGGGCGTCCCGGGCGAATACTACATTCTCTATTCGGCCAACGAGGCGCGCGCCAAGTTTGGCATGGGTTCGATTCTGGCCTGGATGGCCAAGCAGCACTTCGACTGCTGTCCGGAATTGCCGCTCTATGCCGCGCCGGTCGCCGACCCGACGACGGGCGCCACCGCCGCGGTCAACACCATCACGATCACCGGGCCGGCGACGGACAACGGGGCGCTGTCGGTTTCGATCCTGGACGAAATGTTCGCCGTGGGCGTGATCGCCGGCGCGACCGCCGACAACATGGCCGCGGCGCTCGCGGCCGAATTGCAGAAGAACGCCGATTTGCCGTTCACCGTCACGGTTGCGGCCGGCGTTATTACGCTGACGGCGAAGAACAAGGGGCCGGCGGGCTCCTGGTTCTCGCCGATTTGGAACCCGAATTTCGGCGACGCCTTCCCGGCCGGCGTCACCGTCGTGTCCGCGCAGACGACGCCGGGCACCGGCGTGCTCGACGTCGACGCCGCGATCCCGGCAATGGCGTGTCCCTGGGATTGCATCGCCCTCGGCACCGAGGACGAGATCGCGGTCAACACCTTCGTCCTATTGGTCCGGCAGAACTGGCGCTGCGGCGTCCAAGGGAATTTCAAGGACGGGCATCTGTTCCATAGCCGGACCGACAGCGCCGGGCAGATCGCCGCCTATGGGCGCGACCGCAACAATCCGGAGGAGTGCGTCGTTCCCGTCCGGACCGGCTACAAGTATCCGGGCTATATCATGGCGGCAGCGTTCGCCTCGCGCGTCTGCTGTACGGCATGCGTCGACCCGTCCCGCCCGGTCCAATACGACAACGGCGTCCTCTGCCTGCTGTACGATTCGCGGGTCTGTGCCAGCATTTGGACGACGGAGGAAAAGCGCGCATTTTACGACGCCGGCATCGCCAACTGGGACGTCGCCTACTCGCGCGGCGTGCGCCAGACCGCGCTATGGATCGAGGAGCCGCTGACGACGTACAAATATGACCCCATGACCGGCGCGCCCGACGGCGCCTGGCAGCGGGTCGAAAGTCGCTACACGACGGCGAAATTCGTCCGCGACCTGGGCAACTGGTATCGCCGTAACTATGCGTCCGTCAGCCTGGTCAGCGACGGAACGCGCATCCCGCAGGGCAAGCGCGCGGTATCGCCGCGTATTCTGCAAGCGTCGATCCTGGCCTGGTTGCGCGGGACGCAAATCGGCTGGACCGCCGAGGACCCCGGCCAGCTTGAGCGCATGGTCCGGGTCGAGCGGACGAACACGCCGAACAATTGCGACCCGAACCGGGTCAACGTGCTGATCGACCTGGATCTGGTCAACCAGCTAGCGCGCATCGCAACCAGCATCGACGTGTCGCCGGAATTCGCCTGCATTCCGCCGATAGCCGTCGCGGCCTAATAGGGGGACCCCATGGCGACCTGCATCAAGTGCAAGGGCGTTCTGAATTTTGTCGTGAGCGGCCGGACGATCCGCCTCCAGTCCGACGGCGACGTCACCGTGCTGGTGTCGAACCAGAATCGCACGGAGACCTACGACGGCGAATTCACCATGGAGGACCGCAATCCGAAGATCATCGCGACGGTCGTCGTCCCCATCGACCTGTACGTCCGTTATTTCCAGGAACTCTGCAACGTGCCGGTGGTCCTCGAGCTATGCGACGGGCGGACGTTTTCGGCCGAGGGCATGTCCAACATTTCGCAGGATCCCTACGACGCTAAAAACAACACCCAGCCCATGGAATTGATCACGGACGAGATCGTCGAATTGCTGCCGCAGGCGGCATGATCGGCGCCGCCGACTAGGGGGTCCAATGCCGTCGCGCGAATACGCGCACCTCGAATTGCGCCAGAGCATCACCACCAAGGCCGGGCAGGAAACCCGCGACATCGTCGTCATGCGGCCGACGACCCGCGACATGATGGAGATTCTCGACACCAAGGGGCTCATGGCGCAGACGGGTCGCTTCGTCGAGCGCCTGGTGCGCGCCCGCGCCAATGGTCACGCGCCGGCCGAATTCGACGCCGACCAGATCGACACCGCCGACGCCAGCGAATTGAACGCGCTGCTCGTCGAGATGCTGGCCGACGGCGACGGCGTCCCGGTCGGGTCGGGCGACGGGATCAATGAGCCGATCACCTACACGCTTCAGCGGCCGATCACCTTGAACGACGCCGGCGATACGATTTCGCAGATTCAATTCCAGGCGCGGCGCATGCGCGACGTGACCGACTATCTCGACGCGCCGGCGGGCCAGGACTTCCTGGCATTCATGCGGGGATTTGGGCAGCTGCTCGGGACCAAGCTGCCGATGTCGGACTCGATCATCAACGCGCTCGACTATGTCGACTACCTCACGATCCGGAGAAAAATCGTGGGAAAGCTCACGGGGCCGCGGCGGAAATGGACAAGGCTGTGAGCATGATTGCGATTCAGCTTCGCTGGCCGCCGGGCTCGTGGGACGACCTGCCGCTCACCCGCATCCTGCGCCTTGTGAACGCGGCGTCGGAATTGGCGCGGGATCGCCGGCTGCCATTTATTGAATAGGCGGGGCCGCCATGGCGGACTCCCACGCCGTCACCGTCACGCTCGGGCTCGAAACCAGGGGCGAGGAAAAGTTCGACGCCGTCTCGGACAAAATCGCCAACATCAAGGCCCAGGCGGGCGAGGCGACGGCGGCAATCCAGGAGTCGATGCCGAAGGCCGCCAAGGCCATCGAGGACGTCGGCGCCAAGACCAGCAAGGCCGTCGACGATTTGCGCGCCAAGCTGCCGGGCGTCGAAATGCCGAATCGGCAATGGGAGTGGCTGAAGCCGGGCGGGCAATATATCGGCAAGGGCTCGGAGGCGGCAGCGGCCGAGGCGAAGGCTACGACCGAGACGGCGGCGCTCGCCGCGTCGGTAGGCGGGCTCGGGATTGCCGCCGCCGCGGCGACCGGGCTCCTGATCTCGCTGGCGGGCACGATCAAGGTGATGAGTGCCGCGGTCGACGCCGCGCAGCAGAGCGCGGCGAACGTCACCAAGGACTGGGGGCGGGCGCAGCGCAGCGGCGAAGAACTGAGCAAGTCGCAGGTCGAGGCGTCGACCGGGGCGCAATTCTTCGGCCGGCAATTGGACCTCGTCCAGTCGCAACTTCAGAAGCGGGTCACCGAGGCCCGGATCGAGAAGAAGCCGGGCCTATTCGAGCAGGTCGGCATCACGCCGGACGTCCTCCAGCAGATGCAGCAGGCGGGCCGGTTCACGCCCACCGGCGTCCTCGAATTCCTGACGTCGATGAAGGAGGCCAACCAGGCCGCGCTGGAGGCGGCCAAGACGACCGGCAAGCCGGAGGCTATCGCGGCGGCCACCGAGCAGGTGACGAAGTTCAGCCAGAACGTCGCCAACCTATTCGGCCGGGCAATGGAAACGGCCATGCAGGAGACGTCGACGCAGGCCATAGCCGACGCGCGCGCCCGCCAAGAACGGGCACAGGGCTTGTTTGAGGCGACGCAGACGACCGTCGACAATGCGCTCGCCCTGAAAAACGCCTTCGGCGAATTGGACACCACGATGAGCAGCCTCCGCGACCGCTTCGGCGCGGGGGCGACCGAGTCCATTACCGGGTTCATCGACTCGTACACGCAAAAGATTCAGCAGTCCGGCGCCGGCGTGTCCGACGCGCTATCGCGGCTAGCCAGCGAGGGGTTCAACCAGCTGAAGGCGGCGGTCGACGGGATCGACGCCAACGCGATGGCGTTCACCATCAAGGACGTGGTCGAGCAATTGCGCGGCGGCATCGAGACGCTCGGCTCCGTCCTGCAGGGCCTCGTCACGACAATCAACGCGCTCAATCAGGCCGGCCAATACCTGAGCAATTTCCAAAGCGCCGTGCAGGAATTCGCCCGCGATTTCGGCCTGCGCGGCCTGACCAAGGCGATGCTCGGCGAGGAGACGGCCAGCAAGATATTCGGCAAAATGGAATCGGCGCGCGAGAAGCAGGCGCGCGAGGAGGCCGAGGCCCGCGAAAAGGCCAGCGCCGAGGCGGCGAAGAAGGCGGCGGCCGAGCCAATAACCCCGGCGGCGAAGCCGGCGGCGGCGGCCGCGGCCGAGGCCGAGGTCGCCAAGGCCAAGGCGAAGGCGCCGCCCATCGACCTGACCGGAATTGATTTGACGCCCGCCGCCGCGGCGTTCGCGGGGGCGCTCGCCAGCCAGATCGACCTCACGCCGGCCGCCGGTCCGCTCGCGGCGGCGATCAACAGCCAGATCGACCTGACGTCCAAGGCCGCCGGCATTGGGGAGGCGATCACCGCCGGGATCGACCTCACGTCGAAGGCCGCCGGCGTCGGCGAGGCGATTGCCGCCGGGATCGACCTCACGTCGAAGGCCGCCGGCGTCGGCGAGGCGATCACCGCCGGGATTGATATTGCCTCCAAGGCGGTCGGCGTCGGGGAGCAGATCAGCGCCGGCGTCGACTTCACGTCGGCGGCGTCGACCGTCGCCTCAACGATCAATTCCGGCGTGAATTTCACCGGCGCGGCCCAGGCCGCCGTCGCCACGCTTAGCGCGGTCAACTGGAATGCCGCGGCATCGGCCGCCGGCGCGACTATCGCGGCGGCGATCAGCGGCGCGGCGGCCGGGATCAGGGTGCAGGTGACCGGGTCGGTGGCCGGCGCCTCGGTCAGCAGCGGCGGCAAGCCGACCGGCCGCGACGTCCCGGCGGGAGATTGATCTCATGGCGACCGATTGCCTCGTCCCCGGGTTCATGGAGGCTAGCTGGAAGGGCGTTCCCTTCCATGTCGAGTCGTCGTCCGACGATTTCGGCCGGCGCGGCGACCTCTACGAGTATCCGCTATCGGAGCAGACCGGATACAAGGATCTCGGTCGGAAGGCCCGGCGCTTCAACGTCGAGGGCTATCTGATCGGCGGCAACCAGGTGGCGCTGACCGTCGCCATGGCGACGGCGGCCGAATCGCCCGAGCCCGGGATGCTGATGCACCCGATCTATGGGCCGCAGCTGGTCGCCTGCGTGAAGCTGACGACGTCGGCGGAATATCGCGCCAAGAAACGGCTGACCAAGCTGTCCTTCGACTTCGTCGAGGGGACGGCGTCGATGGCGCCGTACATGATCGGCGCCGCCGTCTCGGCGCTGTTCGCGTCCGGCTCCAGCGCCGTGGCGGCGTCGAAGCCGCAGGCGATATGGGTCCCGACGGCGACGACCGACGCCGCCGCACGCGACATCAGCGACGCGCTCGCGCGCCAGATCGCGCCGGCGGTAGACGAGGACTCCTACGACGCGATTTCGCGGCTAGAGCGCGGCGACCCGCTGACGATCTTCCATTCCGTCGAGGAGATCGTCCCAGTGGCGCGGATCGGCGCGCCCCGCGCGGCGGCGCCGCCGTCGACCGTCATGCTGCCGCGGCCATACCCGACCTTCGCCGACGTCGTCGACCCGATAGACGACGGCACCGCGACGGTCCGGCGCATCCATGCGGACGCGCTCCGCCGGCTGCGGGAATTCAACGCCTATGTGGTCGACCGTCAGGAGGGGTCGCCGTCCGTGCAATCGCTGGTGCTTTCCACGCGTCTCGCCATGATCCGGGATTATGCGCTGACCGCGGCGCAATCGACCTACCAGACCGTGACCGCCGCCGTCGCCGATCTGGACTTCGTCATGGCGGTTTATGACGACGAGGAGCGGGCGGCGGCCGACCGCTGCGACGACGCGCTGGTGACGGCGATCCGGGCGGCGCGCGCGGACGCGGCCAGCACGATCCTGGCGCAGAACGTCCGCCTCCCCGGCGTGACGGAATCGTCCGCCGACGGCGTCTGGCCGTCGGTCGTCGTCGCCCACAAGCTCTACGGCGACGGCAAGCGATACGGCGACGTCGAGTCCTACAACCCGCAGATGCCGCCGTTTTTTATCGGGCGCGCGGTGGTCGCGCCGTCGGCATGATCGACCATGGCAAACGAGTGGCTAGGCAGCGCGTATGTGGAAATCGGCGGGCAACGCTACGACAAGTTCGTGGCGCTGGAGGTCTCGCGCGACAAGCAGGACGCGACGTGCAGCGGGTCAATGACGCTATCATGGCCGGGGGCGGAGCAATTCAATGCGTCGAGCCCGCCGGCCCAGGAGCTGGTCGACGGCGCCCGGGGGACCGTCTATCTCGACGGCCAGCTAGCCGGGACCTTTCGCGTCGACTCGCGGACGTCGCACGGGTCGCCGACGCAATTCCGGCTTGAGCTATCGTTCCGCGGATTGGCGGCGGCGCTCGTCGACTCGCACAGCGACCATGAGAGCGGCCAGGAGAACAAGAAATCCCCGGCCGACATCTGCAAAAAGCTGATGGAGGGATATGAGCCGAAGCTGATCGACAAATCCGGATTTAGCCGGCAGCTAGAGCGGTTCATCCTCGACGAGGGCGAGTCGGTCGAGCGCGCCATGCGGCGCGCCACCCGGGAATTCGGCCTGATCTTCACCGAAAACGAGGAGGGCGACGTCGTCCTGCAAAAGAAGGGCTCCGACGAGGGGCAGGGCCACGCACTCGTCCTCGGGCGAAATTTCGTCGACTGGTCGGTGAAGCGGGACATCGCCCCCCGCATGTCCAAAATCAAAACGAAGGGAAATGCGGTCCCGACCGACGAAAAATACGGCAAGGACGCCGAGGAGCTAGCCGGCGAGTCCATCGACGAGTACGTGAAATTCAAGCGGCTGCACCGGACCCTGATCGACTCGGACCATGACAAGGAGACGCTGAAAAAGCGCGCCGTATCGGAGGCAAAGCGGCGCAAGGCGCAGGGGCTCAACGTCACGCTCACCATGTCGACGTGGTCGGACGACGGCGGTCGGCTCTGGAAGGTCGGGCGCATGCACCATGTGTCGATCCCGGTCGACCAGGTGAACGAGTCGCTCCAGATTTCGTCGGTTAAATTCAACCTGACCGACGACGAGCGGCGGGCGACGGTCACGCTGGTGCCGAAGGAATCGTTCGGCGACGAGGCCGGCGGCGGGGGCGGGTCCGGCGCGGCGGCGGGCGGGGCGGGCGGCCCGTTTTCAAGCGGCGGGATCAGCGGCGGGGGCGGCGGGTGAGCCAGCGGAATTGGGAACATTGGCTATTCTTGCAGCACAAAGTCCGCAACGTGCTGCGGCGCGGCTACCTGCTGAAAACCTACTACGACAAGAAGATCATGCAGGGCCGGATCAAAACCGGCGTTGAGATCGAGAACGATCGGCTCGACTGGCTGCACCCGGTCGGCTTCCTCGGCCGCGTCAAGCCCGGCGACAAGGTTGAGATCCTGACCATGGACGTCGGCGCCGACCCGTCGCGCCGGGTCATCGCCTGGGTCCTCGGCGACCGCGAGCACCATCCGAAGATCGAGGAGGGCGAGTCGATTCTCTATTCGCCCGGCGACAAAAAGAAATTTGTCAGGGTGTACAAAAAGCCGCAGCAGGATCAGGGCGGCGGCGGCGGGGGCGGGGGCCGCGCCGACGGCGGCGGCGACGGCCAGCAGAGCGAAAGCAAGGAGGGCATTCACACCAACGCCGACGATCTGCCGATTTCGTCGCAAACCAAGGACACATATCAATCGAACGCCGACAAGGGTCAGGGCTTCAGCACCCAGGCGAATTTCGACATCAAGGCGGGCCAGAACACCCAATTCGAGGCGGCGAAGCACGTCCGCAAGGGGACCACCTATCGCGACGGCGACACCTACACCAACGGCGTCGAGCACGCGACCGATCACGTCGCCGGCGGCGGGGCGACCGTATCGCCGCCCGGGGCGCGCGCCGGCACGGCCGAACACCCGGACGGCTCGCAGACGTGGGGCGCGAGCGGAAAGCCGGGGACGACGTCGCTGCTGGATATTGGGGCGCGGGTCGCGGCGCTCGAGGAAGGCGGCGGCGGCGGCCAGCCCGGACCGCCCGGTCCGCCGGGACCCCAGGGGCCGGCGGGGCCGCCCGGCGCGACCGGGCCGCAGGGAGCACAGGGGCCCAAGGGCGACAAGGGCGATCCGGGTCCGACGGGACCGCAGGGCAATCCGGGGGCGACCGGCGCCCAGGGACCGAAGGGCGACACCGGCGCCCAGGGACCAAAGGGCGATACCGGCGCGACCGGCGCCCAGGGGCCACAGGGCGCCCCGGGGGCGACCGGCCCGCAGGGACCGAAGGGCGACACCGGCGCCCAGGGACCGACGGGGCCGCCGGGGCCGGGCATTTCCGACGGCGACAAGGGCGACATCACCGTCAGCGGCGGCGGCACGGTCTGGACGATTGACCCGCAGGCGGTGACGTACCCCAAAATTCAGAACGTCACCGCCACCGACCGCATCCTCGGCCGCGCGTCGGCCGGCGCCGGGACGGTCGAGGAAATCGTCTGCACGCCGGCGGGACGGGCGCTGCTCGACGACGTCGACGCGGCGGCGCAGCGGACGACGCTGGGGCTGGGCAATGTCACCAACACCAGCGACGCGCAGAAGCCGGCCTATGGCCCATGCGGGCGGCTGGTCTTCGTCGGCCCGACGCAAATCAATTTCCGGCCGTACAACGGCGACCGGGTGCGCATCAACGGCGCATGGGTTGCAATCCCGGCGGCCGGCGTGACGGCGGCCAACACCGGCGTAACCGTCGACGGGGCGACCGGCAATCTCGTGGGCAATGTGACCTATCTCGTCGGCGCCCAGCTTTCCGGCGGCAATATCGTCCTGTCGTTTTGGTCGGGCGTCGCGCACGCGCCGTCGCAAACCGCCGGCAACGTCGGCACCGAAATTATCGCCAACAACGACGTGTTCACCCTTGTCGGCCTGGTGCGCGCGGACGCGTCCGGACAATTTTTCGACATTGGCACGCTGTCGTGGTTCAACCGGGGCGGCAAGTTGCAGCGGCGGGCTATTACCGCCGTTGCCACGGTCACGACGACGGCCGAGACGGAGGTGTCCGCCGATTTCCGCATCCCGTTCGCCACGTGGGCCGACGAGGTGGTGATGCTCATGCTCGGCGGCGCCGCCTATCCGTCCGCGGTCGCCGGGGCGCGCATCGTCGCCGGCGTTAGCCTCGACGGCGCGGCCTCGGAAACCCCCCGGGCCACGATTCAGGGCGAGACGACCTTTGGGGCCTACGGGAGCCTGTCGGCCAGCGTCATGAGGCGGCTGGCGGAGGGCGGGCATTCCGCTACGGTGGTGGCGCGCGTCGGCGGGGCCGGGCAGGTCGGGACGTTCGATCTCGACAACCCGGCGATCCTCCAGGTGTCCGTGCGAGGCTAAAGGCCATGCCAACCATTGATCCGCTGGTGAATCCCTGCGCGCCGCCGCCGCCGCGCTGCAAGTCGCCCATCGGGCCGCTATTCCGGCCGGGCATATCGGCGCGCCAGATCCCCGATTGCGGTCCCGACTATTGCGGCCTGCTCGGCTGCGGATCGCCGAATTGGCGCGTGACGAATGCCGGGACGCTGGATCGCTCCCGCTGGGTCGAGGGCTGGGTCGCAACCCAGCTGTTCACGCGCGGCGAGGTGTCGTGCGAGGAGCATCCGCTCGGCCGGCGCGCCGGCGGCTGGTGGGCGGACGCCTTTCGCCGCGACCGCTTCAAATCCGGGTCCAAGCTGTGGTCGCTCAAGTGGGCGCCGGTGACGAATGACACCCTCATCATCGCCAAGCAATTCGCCCTGGAGGCGCTCCAATACCTCCTCACCTGGGGGATTGCGTCGCGGCTGACGGTCGACGCGCGCTACATCAGCCGACATGTTATAGGCTTGCAGGTGACGGTCGCCGGTCCGGGCGTGTCGGCATCGCTCGCGTTCGAGGGACAGGTAACGCCGAACGCCGGCTGGCTCTGGCAGGAATACCGGGGGACGCCATGGCGCTAATCACCTCGATTGATTGCGTTCTGCCGCGGCCCGACATCGGCGTGCTTCAGGAGCAGGTGCGCACCGAGCTATCGGACCGGCTGCTAGGCGGGGCGCCGGTCCTCCCGATGTCGTCGGAGGACGTCCTCGCCTTCGTCATGGCCGGCGTGGCCAATCTGATGCACGGCTTCGTCACGCAGGCGCTCAAGGAAAATGACCCGGCGACGATGTGCTGCGACAACCTCATCACCTATGGGGCGCGGCGCGGGATCGACCTGCGCGCCTCGACGCGCGCCAAGGGCTATGTCGCGATCACGGGCACGCCCGGCGCGGCGATCCCGGCGACCATCCGCTTCGTTGGCGAGTCGTCGCGCGAGTACAAGCTCGATCCGGCGGTCACCTTCAACCCGACGGCGCTCGACGCCGCCGGCGGGGCGGTCCTGCGCGTCGCCGCGACGCTAGGCGGAACGGCGTTCAACCTCGACGCCGGCGCCGCCCTTGTCGTCTCGACCACGTTCCCCGGGATCGACCTCGCGGCGACGGTCGTCGGCAATGGAATTATCGGCGGGACCGACAACGAGACGTGCGAGCAGCTGCGCGCCCGGGTCGTCGCCGACGAGGCCGCCGGCGTCGTCACCACCAACGGCAAATGGTATTTGCAGCAGGCGGGGCGCTATCCCGGCGTGACCCGCGCCTGCTTCGACGAATGCGAGGGCTGCTGCGATCCGCAGCACGTCGTCATTTACCCGTTCATGGAGGGCGTTTATGGCGACGCCACCCACGCGCCCTATGGCGTCCCGCCCGGCGAGGTTCTGTGCGAGATGTCCGAGTGGATGTTCGGCCATGCCCGGGCGCACGGCGAGGGACTCGCGCCGATTGGGATCACCGGCCAATTCGCCCAGGCGCTGCCGACGCACATGGTATTGCGGGTCTTTTGCTTCCGCGGCTGTCCGGCCGGGGCGGAGGCGCGCATCCTGACGGCGGTCCAGGCGCTGGTCCGCGCGACGACCTGCGTCGGATCGAAAATCTGCAAGGAGCAGGTTCGCGCCGCCGCCTATGCCGCGGTTGGTCCCGACATCTGCTTTTCGACAATCTATCTTGCGTTCGATCCGACCCTATGGCGGCAGGACGACGCCTACGCCTATCTCGCGTGCGGGCACTTCCTGGTCGTCGACGGCGTCGAACTAGTTGACACATTCGCATGACGACCGGCCCCGACGTCCCCGCGATCCTCTGCTATGCGCCCGACGCCTGCTGCGGCGCGTCGCCGTGCGCGGTCGACGAGGACGAGTTCGTTTGTCAGGTCAGGTCGTTGCTGCCCGAGGGCGAGCCGTGGAACAACACGCGCCCGTCCGCCGCGACGCCGGCGGTAAACGAGGGCGCCATTACCGTCGGGTGCGCCCGCGTCGGGTGCGAGCAGCTTGTTCTCGGCGGCTGCTGCGCCGACAACATCCCGTGCGAGGACGTCCCGGTCGCCCCGCAATTGGCGGTAGTCGACGCATTTTCCGCCGTCGGCCACGGCGCGGTGATCGCCCTATGCCGGGCGCTGCGCGAGCTGGACCCGTGCACCGCCGACGCGACCATCCGCCATTGGGCCGACCGCTTCGGGATCGGACGACCGGACCCATGCGGGCCACCGTTCCCCGACGCGGTCCTCGCGGTGCTGGTGTGCCTGTTCGTGCGACTGCGCCGGGAGGTTATCAACCTCGCGTTCCTCCACGAGCTTGCCGCCGCCTTCGGCGCCGACCTCGTCGTCCGCGACGCCGGCGACATGAACTGCGGCCCGCTCGGATGGTGGACCATGGCGCGGACGCGTCCGGCCTGTCCGGAGACCGCGCTGTGCCCGCCGGCCCCGCCGGACAATGTGCCGTTTGTCCGCATGGTGGCGTGCAGCCCGACGCTGCCGCCGTCGCTCAACTTCGTGCTGTCGCCGGCCGACATCAACCTCCCGCCGAATTGCAACCTGCCGCCTAATCCGGCGACGCGACCGCATGATCCGGACCTCTACCAGGCCTTCAAATGGCTGCTGCCGCAAATCCTGCCGCAAAGCATCCTCGCCTGCGTCTATGAGCGGGACCCGGCTAACTGCATCGTTTGACGTCCGGACTACCGCCCGTCCACCGCATCCGGTATGCTCGCCCCCACCCGAACCGGGGAGGGGGCCGATATGGCCGCGATCTTTCCCCCCGCGTCGAAGGGGGGCGTGCCGCCCGGCCCGAACGTCTGCAACGGCTATACGCCCGAGCGCGGCGTCGCGGGCGAGGGACCGCTCTACGTCGCGCACGATTGCACGACGGTCCTGACCGACTGCCAATTGAACGCCATCTCCAGCGAAATTCTCGCCGCCGTCGACCGCCTCGGCTTCGTCTACGATTCCGGCCGGATCACCAATCTGGCCGACTCGCTCGCCGCGCTGTTCAGCAGCCTGTCGACCGGCAAGCTCAGCATCAGCGGCGGGACCATGACCGGCCCGCTGATCCTGGCCGGTCCGCCGACGGTTCCGCTCGGCGCCGCGACGAAGCAATACGTGGACGACGCGCAGGCCGATATCGCCGCCGACCTAGCGGCCAAGGTTAACCGGACCGGCGACACGATGACCGGCTTTCTTACGCTGGTCGGACCGCCCACCGCCGCGCTCCATGCCGCCACGCGCGCCTATGTCGACGCCGGCGACGCCACCACGCAGCAGATGTTCAACAACAAGGTGAACCGGGCCGGCGACACCATGACCGGCATGCTGTCGCTCGCCGGTCCGCCGACGCAGCCGCAGCACGCCGTGACGCTCCAATATTTGCAGACCGCCATGGGGGCCGCGGGCAATTTCCCCGACGCCCCGGACGACGGTTTCGCCTACGGGCGGCGGTCGCTTGCGTGGGAGCGGATTGTCCGCCTCGGCGGGAGCACCATGACGGGATTGCTGACGCTCTCCGGCAATCCCACCAGCGGGCTGCACGCCGCCACCAAGCAGTATGTCGACGCGCAGGTGGCGGCGAACATCGGCGACAAGGTCAGCCGGTCCGGCGATACCATGACCGGATTTCTCACGCTGTCGGGCGCGCCGACCGCCGCGCTGCACGCGGCGACGCGCGGCTACGTGGACGCGCAGGTCACCGCCAATCTGGCGGACAAGGTGAACCGGGTCGGCGACACCATGACCGGCGTGCTCAACATCAACGTCGCCGCCGCAACCAATGCCTGGAGCGTCAACGCCGGGGCGGCGCTGGCGCGGGGCGACGGTACCGGGCTGTTCACCTCGCCGTTCGACGTCCGCGGGGGCGGGGCCTCGCCCAATCCGCACCTGCGCTTTCTGGATACAAACGGTACTACCACCGCAGATATTTGGAGCAACGTTGCAGCGGCTACGCTGAATGTTCGCATCGGCGGCACCGATCGTGTGATGCTTCAGGGCAGCGGAATCTTTTTGGGGAATCCGCCGGACCCGCTGAACTGCGGCATGTTCATTGAGCCGGGCGGGGTCGGCGCCGACGTCTATATCCGGGCGAATTCGCAATACTATTTTCGCTACAACACCGGGAATCTCTATTGGATCACGCCGGCCGGCAACGGGTTCTCGTGTGACGTCAACCGCAACGTTGCGGTCGGGCGCGATCTTGTCATCGGACTCAATGGCTACAAGCCGGGCGGCGGCCCATGGCTCGACGTGTCCGACGCGCGCATCAAGGACCGCGTCGTCGACTATGCCGCCGGGCTCGACGCGGTCCGCGCGCTGCGGCCGGTCCGCTATCATTTCGGGACGGCGACCGGGCGCGACGCCGAGCGCGAGCACATCGGGCTCGTTGCGCAGGACGTCGAGCCGATCATGCCGGAATGCGTGACGCAGCAGGCGGTCACGCTAGGCGAGCTCCAGATTGACGACATGCGGGTCCTCGACACCGGCCCGATCATCTTCGCCCTCATCAACGCCGTGCGCGAGCTGGCCGCCGCCAATGACGAATTGCGCGACCGCCTGGCCGCGCTGGAGAAGGGGAGAAAACGCTGATGCCGACCACCCGGGTGATTGATCTGTCCCACCACAATACCGTCCCGTCGTCGCTCCAGCCGGCGCGCGACGCCGGCGTCTGGGGCGTCATCCACAAGCTCACCGAGGGGACCGGGTTCACCGACAGCAAGGTGGGCGCGCGCTATTTCCTCGCCCGCGACGCCGGCCTGCTATGGGGCGTCTATCATTTCATCCGCCCCGGCAAGATCGAGCAGCAGGCGGAGTATTTCGTCGGCCGGGCCGACGCGCTGGAGGTCGCCGACGACGACACGCTCTACGTCCTCGACTACGAGGACGCCGGCGTCTCGCTCGACGACGCGCTGACCTTCATGCGCCGGGTCGAGGCGCTGACCGGGCGCCCGCCGGCGCTCTATTCCGGCCATGTGCTCAAGGAGGCGCTGGGCGGCAAGCCCAACGCCGAGATTTCCGGATACCGCCTGTGGCTGGCGCAGTATTCGTCGGCGCCGACGCTGCCGCCGGGGTTCGACGACTATTGGCTCTGGCAATTTTCCGAATCCGGCAGCGTCCCCGGGATCAATCCGCCGGTGGACGTCAACGCCTATGACGGCGACGAGACGGACCTCCGCGCCGAATGGTCGGGCGGGGCGCCGGAGCCCGGTCCCGAGCCCGAGGCCGTCGTCACCGTCACCATCGAAGCCCCGCCCGGCGTCCGGGTCGTGGTCAATACCGAGGAGTCGTCATGAATGACGGCCCGGTCACGGAGGGCGTCCGCGGATTTTTCGACGCGCTGAAGGGGCAGCCGCTATCGCTCGCGCTGGTGCTGATGAATCTCGGCCTGCTCGGATTTCTCTACTACACCGCGGTCGAGGCGGCCAAGGAGCGCCACGTCGAAATGCAGCTGATGTACCAAAACCGACTCGACGTCGCGAAGCTGCTGGCGAGTTGCTACCCGGCGCGCGACGGCGCGCAGTGAGGTCGGCCTATGGGCGCAATCGAGGAAGGCGGCAAGGTCGCGACGTCGGTCGTCGAGTCGATGAAGGCGCAACCGCTGGCGCTGGCGGTCATCGTCGTCAACGTGCTGTTCCTGGCGTTCCTGGTTTACGTCTTTCACGCGATCTCCACCACCAACCGGATTGAGCGCGAGCGGCGCGCCGAAATGTTCCAGGAATTGCGCAAGACCTGCGAGACATGCCGGGCGCGGCTTGATCCGCAGTACCGATTGCAAAGCGACGATCCGACCGGGACCGGGCACCAATAGAGGGCAAGGCGATGTCTGGATGGCACCCTAACAGCAGCGACGGCGGCCTGCCCCCGAACCCATCCAGCCCCAATAATCCGGCCGCCGCCTTCGATCCGGTGTTTGATCCGGTCGGCACGTCGGCACTCTACTATGGCAACGGCTGCGACGTCCGGCTCCGCCCCGAGGTCGTCAATTCGCTCATCTCGGAAAACCTGGCGCTCGTTGACGCCGCCGAGGTCCATTACGATCCGGCCCGGCTCACCAATCTCCTGCTAGGCGTTCAATATCTGGTCCAGCGCGGCCTGATGTCGGGCGCCGATATGGTCGGCGGCCCGAATGCCTACGCCACCACGTTGACCCCGCCGGCGACCCGCTACAACGATTTCATGACGCTGCGGCTGGTGCCGATTGTCGCCAACGCGGGCGCGGTCACGCTCAATGTAAACGGCCTTGGCTCGGTGCCGGTGCTGCGGAACGACGGCGAGCAACTGGTCGACGGCGACCTGCGCGGCGGCGTCCCGGTCATCCTGATCTATCGCGCGCCGGTGTTTTTCGTGCCCTACCTCGTCATGTCGCAGGTGCCGAAAATCATATCCGGCGCCGTCGACGGGTGGGTCCGCACCGACGGCAACGACGCGACCGGCGACGGGACCGCCAACACGCCCGACCGGGCCTTCCGCACAATCAACGGGGCATTCGAGGCGCTCGGCGCGCGCTTTTCGCAGTCGCCGCGCTTCACCATGAACATCCGCCTCGGCATCCCCGGCACGTATGACGCGTGCCAGCTATCAACATTCGGCGGCGAGGTGAACATTATCGGCGACCGCGCCAATCCGAACCTCTATCGGATCGCCGGCATGGGGGCAGGGGGGTACGGCCACGCCGTCCTGATATCCGGGACGACGTGCACGCTGACGGGCCTGACCCTGCTGCTCGATTATCCGGCGCCGACGATTTTCTGGGCGCTGGCCGTGACCGGCAATGCGGTCGTGATGCTGGACGAGATTCGGTTTCTCGCGCTCACCAGCAATTCGCAGGCCAGCTTCATCACGGTGTCGGGCAATGCGGTGATGCGCATCCGCAACCGCGTGGAATTCGAGGGCGGCGGCGGATCATTTCGGACGATCATTTGGGTGCAGGGCGCGCAATTCAACGGCGCCGGGGCCGGCGAAAACGGCAGCATGGGATTCAGCAACATCAACGCCGCGCGCGCCAGCGTCGCGGTCGACTATCTCGGGACATGCTCGTTCGCCGCGATCACGCCGACCATCAGCGGGTGCACCGGCAAGCAACATGAGGTCACCGCCAACTCGGTGCTGTCGACGCCCTGGACATTGCCCGGCAACATTCCGGGGACGGAATCCAGCGGCGGCCAATTCATGGGACCCTAGCGGGCTAGCGGGAGGGACGAATGATTGAGCTTGCGATTTCGATCCTGTGGCTGGCCATCGGCATCCTCGTCCTGCTCGGCGTCGTCTGGCTGGTGCTCTACGGCATCAAGATATTCGCCCCGATCCCGCCGCGCATCGAGCAGCTGGTGTGGGTGGTGGTGCTGATCCTCTGCCTGATCGGCATCCTCTCGCTGCTGTCGGGGAGCGGGGACGCGATCCGCGTCCCGCGCTTTCGATAGGTCGCGCGTCGATCCGCTGCCGCCATATCCGCCGCCGCCGCCGCCGATTTGCGATAGGTGTTGAAGATGTCCAAGCTCCCGCTATCGCGGACCCAGGTGCTGAAGGGCACGCGTTGGCTGATGGGGAATTTCGGCGACGACATCGCGCGGGCGGTCGCCGGCAAGCCCTACGGCGCCGAGATCCTGTGCGCTATCGCGTGCAAGGAGACCGGGTTCATCTGGATCGCGCGCAGCGACAAGATGGCGGCGGACGCGCTGCTGCCGCTGCTGATCGGCGACGCCAGCGGCGACGTCCCCGGACATGGACGCCGGGCGTTCCCGCGCAACACCGCGGCCTTCCGCGCCGCCTATGGCGACGCCTTCGCCGACATGCTCATCGCCGAGACAAACAAGGCGCGCGCGCTGCGCGGGCTATCGCCGGCGCGCATCCTCTACAAGGGGTTCGGAATTTTTCAGTACGACCTGCAACACGTCCAAACCGACCGGGAGTTTTTCGAGCGGCGCATGTGGCATCGCATGGCGCCGTGTCTTGAGCGGGCGACGCGCGAGCTAGATCGCACCTTCCGGGCGGCGGGGGGCGATCCCCGCGACGCGGTCCGTCGCTACAACGGCGCCGGGACAGCCGCGCAAATCTATGCCGGGCATGTGATGGCGTTCGCCGACATTGCGCGGCCGGTCGTCGTCTAAATAGGAGGGTTCTCCATGTCCCGATCATTCGCCAATCTCACGCGGGCCGCGGCGCTCGCGCTCGCGCTCGTCGGCTGCGCCGGCGGGACCAACGCTACCGTGCAGCAGATCATCGACGCGACCCGGGCCGCCTGCTCGTTCGTCCCGACGGTCGAAACAATCCTCGAGCTGCTGAACCAGTCGGGACCGTTCGCCGACGTCCTCGGCATCGCCAACGCCATCTGCGGCGCGGTCACGCAGCCGCGGGCGCGCGACGCCGGCCCGCCGACGGTCAACGGCGTGGTTATTCGCGGTCGGTTTGTGCGGTAATTTTCAGCGCGGGTATAGGACGAAGTTGGAGTCGGGCCGCGCCCGGTCGGGCGCGGTGACGGTCCAGGCCTGGATTATTGCATAGGTGGCGGCAACGGCGAGGATTGCGACCAGCATCCGGACGGCTATCCGGCGCGCGATTTGATTTGTCATTGCGTCACCCTTTCAATTTTGACCCGGTCGCCCGTGATAATATTGGCGTAGTCGTCGCCGGCAAACATGACGGACAGGGTGCTCACGAGGACTCCCGGCCATGCCTCGACCTCGATCACGAGGCTGATCCCATTGGCCGACGCCTGGACGACCTGCCCGGCGGCGGTCTCGTCGTTCATGGTCACGCGCACCCGCTCGCCCCGCGCAAAAATCGCCGGTGGCCAGACCGCGTCGCGGCCGATCCGCTCGGCCATGACCACCTGGTCGTGCAACCGGCCGACGTTGAAGCGGTTGCCGCAGCCGCGGCACTCCACGTTCTCGGAATTGCCACCGCGCGGGCCGGGGCGCCAATCCGTCCCGCCGCAATCGGGGCAGCGCCCGGCCTGCAGGTCGTCGACGAGGGTCGAGCCGCTCGCGCTCATTGCAGTGCCACCCATAAAATCGCAATACCCACAGCGGCCTCAAGGTAGGCGAGCACGACA